CCTTGCGACAGGGCGGGGGGAAGACGTAGGAGCATCACTGTCGAGGTAGGAGGAAATACTATCAGTGCCGATATCATCAGCAAACATTTGTTGTACCATACTCATGTACCGTCCCGGCTCAAAGGGCTGATAGCTTTGGCCTTCGTCCTTGGAAGCAAGACCTCTACGCTTACCCCGAGCAGACTGCCTAATCTTTTCTGCCAGTCGCTTGGCCGTCATGTAGTTTTCTCTGTATTCCATATTTAACCTATACCCAAAGCTTTGAGACCTTCTTCAACAAGACCCCCTCCGCCGGAACCTCCGAAGAGAAGGTCGCCACCCATCCTAGTAATAAGATAGCCCCTAGCAGCCTCCTCTTCTTGCTCTGCCTGCCACCTAGCGAGGTCATTCCGCTTGTCTGCCAAGAGCATATTCATCTCTCGGTCCAATGCACTCTCTCCGGACTGGAACGCAAAGCTCATAAGGTCTCGCTCTCGTTGGAAGACTTCATCCATTGCAGCCCGAGTCATGACGTTGGCAGTACGAGCAGCTTCTAGGTTGGCTTCGTTTTGTGCTGCGGTGTCCCGAGTAGAAATATCCTGACGCCACTTTGCGTTGGCTTGTGCAATTACAAGCGAGTTCTGTGCGTTGAACTGTTCCCGAGCTGCCTCAAGTTGAGCGTTGAAGCGGGAAGTAGTGTTTTCCTCCCCGGCATTAAATTGCTCGATGGCATTCTTTTGGTCTGCATTGAAACGAGAAATGTTGGATTGAAGGTCCGCAAAAAACTGATTAACCTGATTCTCGCTTGCCGCATTAAATTGTTCAGCAGCATTCTCCGCAGCTTGGTCGGAAAGCATTGCATTGATGTTTTGCTGAGACTTAAAGATAGCAGTTTGCTGTTCATTGTTCAAGTTTGCCATGTCCATCTGGAGGAAACTTCTGGCATTTTGAACAGCGGCTTGCTGCCTGTTGTTAAGGTTTGCCATATCCATGTTGGCAAGGTTAGCAGCGTTTTGCAGAGTGGCAGCTTGCTCTGCATTAAGTTCCGCAAGACCAATAGTTTTCATCAATTCCGAATTATTGATCTGAGCCTGTTGCTCTGCGCGGAACTCAATGTTAGCTGCCTCCGAGAACCTAGCAGCGTTTTGGATAGCGACCTGTTGTTGGTTGTCAAGCACCTTGTTCTGGAGAGCAGCCTCAAGTTGTGCATTAGCGATGTAAGACTGCTGTCTATTAGACAGATTATTCAATTCAATCTGAAGGTTGTTGGCGTTGTTTTGAAGAGCCGTTTGTTGCCTGTTGTTGAGGTTTATATTGGCAACTTCAGCATAACGTGCTGCAGTGGCAAGGTTAGCCTGCTGCCTGTTGGACAGATTTTGGCCTTGCAAAGAAGCCTTAATCTGAGCGTTCGCAAGAACAGTCTGCTGCATATTCGACAGGTTTTGCGCCTGAAGCTGGAAAGCATTGGCAGAATTTTGGAGTGCAGCTTGTTGCTCATTGTTCAGGTTTTGAAGAGCCAGACCTTGTTGGGCAGCAGCATTGGCAAGGGCCGTCTGTTGTCTGCGGTCAAGGTTAGACAGGTTCATCCGGGCAAATGTCTGAGCATCTTGGGAAGCAATGGGAATTGCAGACTCCATTGCGGCCTGAACGATAGCAGCCCCAGCCATTGAACTACCGCCGAGACCCCGAGCAGCCATAGCCGCATTAGCAGCGCGTATAGCACCAGCAGCCCAAGCAGGGGTCCCATCGTCAAACTGCTTCATAAGGTTGGCAAGCTGACCCTGAACAGTATCTTGGGCGTTGACATCTCCCTGAGCTGCTTCCGCTAGGGTTTCGCTGCCTACGCTGAAAGACTTCAACTTAGCTGCGACGGCGGTTGCATCTTGTGAAAGTTGCCCATCTGAAACGACCGCCTCAGCTTGCGCTATCTCCGACTCTCGGATTTGAGCAGGTTCAGGGAGTTCATTTCTAGAGACTGTACCTTGAGCAGCCACAGCAGGGTTAATGCCACTGCTCTGTGCAATTTTAGAAGAAGGTGCAATTTCGTCTTGCCCCTGAACTCATCAAACTTAGCCCCTTCAGCCAGAGCGCCGGGACTGACTTCGCCTTGAGCGGCAGTTACTTGAGCTTCGGGGGAAACCTGACCTTGTGCTGCCTCCATCTGAGACGTTGCCTGTTGCACCTGAGGGGTAACCTGAGTGGCCTGCATTTGGGCAGGTTGAGTGGCCTCGGGGGCTTGAGCTTGTGCAGCCTCAGGGGTGGTGGCGGCAGTCGCTTGCTGTGTCTGTTGGGCTTGACCCGTGCCTTGCTGGATAAGTTGCTCCGGCGTGGCCTGACCGATCTGAGAAACCTCAGCTTGGGTCACCATTTGCTCGGGGGTTTGAGATGCAGTAGTGACCAGTTCAGGAGCAGAAGGAGCTTGCTGCATCTGTTGAGACTGGTAAAGACCAATGTCTTGTTGCGCTCGTTGGACATGCTTTGCCAACTCTTCCTGCTGTTCAATCAGGCTTTCGTTTTCAGGGTCTTCTTCAAGCTGACGCTGGGTTTCAATAAACGCTTTTTGCGCTTGGTTGAAGTTCTGTTGAGCAGTGTCTAGGTCGGGAGCAACAGATAGGTCAGGTTTCTCAGAAGTGTCAGACACGCCGTCAAACAATAGATCAAAAAGGCCGCCCCCCGCTGAAAGAAAATTGGACGCAACTCCTGTGGCAAGCCCACCAGTTTGAAAACCACGCTTAAGGGCACGATCAAACTTACCCATACGTGCTGCGACAGCGGGGTTGGACTGGATAAAAGCATCCATCTCGGGGTTGTCTACAGAACCTGTATACCCCATTTTACTGAGGAGTGAGTATTTTTGTTGTGGGGTAAAGTCCATAGGTTACTCCGGTTTAGTGGGCCAATCTACATCATACGGGAAACCATCCTGCTGCGGCACGTTACGCAGGTCGCTGCGATAGTCGAACCACTCGCGCGGCACGTCTTGGCCGAGTTCCGTAGCGCGGATGACCACCCAATCGGACTCATCAAGGAGTTGGTCTCGCTGTTTGCGGACACGCTTGGCGGCGAGGTCGTCGTAGTGCTGTTGGTCGAGGATGCTCCACGACGTGCCGTCAAAGGCCAGCTTGCCGCCGACGAAGTCTACGGGCGGCAGAGGCGCTTCCACTACCTCGTGGGTGTCTGGCTTGATGTCCAATGCGCGCAGGGGCGTAACGAGGCCCGCCTGCGTGATCGTGACTTTTTTCGTGTTGTCGAAAAGGTAGAGGACCTTGTTGGTCGAGATTTCTCGGACAGCCTGCATGTTAGCCTCCCGTGCGAATTGTGTTGGCATCCAGCGCAAACCCCGCGACCGGGTAGCCCGTGTCTGACGTGGTCAACGTGCCGTCGTAATCGAGATAGTATGTGGACTTTGGCGTCAGCCCGGTCTGGTTGGCGTCAATCTGCTGGTTGGTGGCGACGAGGACCGTGCCGCCGTTTGAGGCAGAGTCTTGGGCGAAGCCTACGAAGTCGTCCGCGGTGGAGGCGGTGTAGGCGGGGTTGTAGGTTATAGCCGTACCGTAGTCGGAGTTTCCTGCGTCTTGGTAAGCGGTCACGACCTTGCCAGCAGCAGAGTCGTAAACCGCATAGATGTCGTAGGAGCTAGCAGAGTTGAAAACAATAGGACTGCCAAAGCTGATGCTGTCTCCAGATACCGTACCAACAATGGCCGTGCCATAGTCGGAGTTGTCGTTGTCTCGGTAGGCAATCACGACCTTGCCAGCAGCAGAGTCGTAAGTGGCGGAGATGTCGTAGGTTGTGGAAAAGTTGAAGACGGTCTCGCTGCCAAAGCTGATGCTGGAACCAGACACCGTGCCAACAATAGCCGTGCCGTAGTTGGAGTTGTTGAAGTCTCTGTAGGCAATCACGACCTTGCCAGCTGAAGAGTCGTAAGTGGCGGAGATGTCGTCGGTGATAGCAGAGTTGAAGACGGTCTCGCTGCCAAAGCTGATGCTGGAACCAGACACCGTGCCGACAACAGCCGTGCCGAAGTTGGAGTTGCCGTTGTCTCTGTAAGCGATCACAACCTTGCCAGCTGAAGAGTCGTAAACCGAAGACATGTCGTAGGAGCTAGCAGAGTTGAAAACAATAGGACTGCCGAAGCTAATGCTGTCTCCAGACACCGTGCCGACAATGGCCGTGCCATAGTCGGAGTTGCCGTCGTCGGAGTAAGCGATCACGACCTTGCCAGCAGCGGAGTCGTAAACCGGAGAGATGTCGCGGGTGTCAGTAGACTCGAAAACAGTAGGGCTGCCGAAGCTGATGCTGGAACCAGATACCGTGCCAACAATGGCCGTACCGTAGTCGGAGTTGCCGTTGTCTCTGTAAGCGATCACAACCTTGCCAGCAGCGGAGTCGTAAACCGGAGAGATGTTGTAGGTGTTAGCAGACTCGAAAACAGTAGGGCTGCCAAAGCTGATGCTGGAACCAGATACCGTGCCGACAACTGCCGTACCGTAGCTGGAGTTGCCGATGTCTCGATAGGCAATCACAACCTTGCCAGCCGCAGAGTCGTAAGTGGCAGAGATGTCGACGGTGTTAGCAGACTCGAAAACAGTAGGGCTGCCAACGTCCTCGGCTACCGGGACTTCACCCACCACCTCAACGGTTCCATCGCTACGCAGCACAACCGGCGTTCCAGCGCCGGGAATAGAGCCGGTTGCGACGAGTTCAGCGCCGCCGCCTGCTGCACGCGATGCCGTTTGATTTACTTCACCACCCATACCCGAATGAACCGAGCAGTAGTAATAAAGAACCTGCGGCCCGTCCTGCTCCAGCGTGATTTCGGTATAGGCGCCCGCGCTTCCCGGCGTCCCA